AACACTCAAGAAGCCCACTTGTGGGAACAGGGTGCAGGCGAACCGATGATGCTTCGCTTTGAGCAACCAAAAGCAGCCGAACTCGATTTGACAATGATCGTTTACGGTTACAGTGCGTTCACCGCAAATCGTTACCCAAATGCTTTCGCTCTTGTTGGCGGAACTGGATTGGTAACACCAACCTTCTAAGGTTGTTGAAACTGAATTGTTGTAAGGTTGCTGGTATCCTTCGGGGTATCAGCAACCTTCAACTATTTATGGGGTATTTATGAGCAAAATGATTGACGCACTTCTCGCAGAGCGAGCAGGCTATGAACGCAGAGGGTTGAAAGATCGTGTGAAAGCGGTTGATGCTGCGTTGCGTGATCTTGGTTTTGATAACAAATATGTGCCAGAAGTTGAGGTTGCTTCGGTTGAGCCTGAGGTTGAAAAGGCTGTGTCGAAGCGTGGCAAGAAGAAGAAAGTATAACTAATGGCTGTTACAAACGGTTACTGCACTTTGGCAGAATTGAAATCGGCTCTAAGAATTACCGACAGCACAGATGACGCACTTCTAGAGAACGCCATTGAGTCTGCTTCTCGGCGCATTGATGGCTACTGTGGCAGATTCTTTTACAAGACTTCACAGACTGCTGTGCCGATGTATCCATACAACGAATATCTTTTAGACTTTGGCAGAGATGTAGCGAACACGAGTGTAACAATCAAGATTGATTCAACTGGTAACGGAACTTATGCTACGACTTTGACGCAAGGCGTGGACTATGTTTTGCAGCCTCGCAATGTTCCGATCTACACACGCCCATATGAATCTGCTCGTATGGTCGGTGGCGCAACATTCCCTCTATATGTCACACCATCTTTCGAGACTGTGCAAGTGACCGCTCAATGGGGCTGGGAAAGTATCCCTGACGATGTGAACCAAGCCTGTCTCTTGCTTTCTATGCGTCAGTTCGCACGACTCAATGCTGCTCTAGGTGTGGTTGGTTTTGCAGATATGGCGATCACGGTTCGGGCTGTTGATCCTGATGTGCGTGACCTGCTTTCGCAGTATCGCCGTTTCGGTATCGCCTGATGCCTGCGACAGTCTCTCAGGTCGCTACAGGGCTTGCTACACGCCTCGCTACGATCTCTGGGCTTCGTAGCACCGCCTATCAGCCTGAGCAACTGAACCCGCCTCTAGCGTTCCCCACATTGAATCGGATTGAATATCACAGAGCGTTCGCTGGTGGCGATGTAGTAATGGACTGGACTGTGAATGTGGTGGTCGGCAGATATGTTGATCGAAACTCGTTTGCAATTCTTGACGATTTTCTTTCGTACTCGGGTGCGAAAAGTATTCGTGCAGCGATTGAAGGCGATAAGACGCTTGGTGGCGTGTGCCAAACTTTGGTGCTACCATCGGGTGCGAACATTACGAGTTTAAGTTCTGCTGACGCAGAGTTTTTACAAATACAGTTCCAAGTAACAGTTCACGGATAGGACAACAAATGCCAAACTACAAAGTGATGACAGATAGATGTGCGTTAGGTAAGCAGGGCGCAACTATTTCTGGTGACGATCTTGAAGGTTTTAATCTTGATGCTCTTGTTGAGGGTGGACATTTGGCTGAAGTTAATGTTAAAGTTCCTAAACAAGACACGAAAGAAACGGACAAATAGTTATGGCAGTTTTAGTTTTGACAGATGCAGATATCACAGTCAATGGCGTTGTGCTGAGCGATAAAGCCAACAGCGTTACATTAAATTATGAAATTGACAGCGTTGAAGTAACATCGTTCGGTTCAGTCGGTCACAAGTTCACTGGTGGCTTGCAAAACAATTCGTGCGACATCGAGTTCATGCAAGACTTCGCAGCAACAGAAGTTGAAGCAACAATCTTTCCTCTTGTTGGCACAACCACAACAGTTACTGTTCGTGGAAGTAGCGCAGCGACAAGTTCCACCAACCCTCTTTACACTTTGAGTGGAACATTCTTGGCAGCACATACACCTGTGGCAGCAGCCGTTGGTGAATTGGCAATGACAAGTCTTTCGTTTACTGGTGGAACTCTCGTCAAAACAACTTCATAAATAATTAACTAGAAGGAGATCACAATGAAAATTGCGTTAAAAGTTGAATACCTAGACGGCACGATTGAACCTGTCGAAGCAGTGTTCGCTGACTTCGTAGGCTTTGAACGAACTTGGCAACGAAGCGTTGTGCGCCTCGAAACAGAGATGCGCCTTACTGATCTTGCTTGGCTTGCTTGGTCTGCTCTGACACATAGACAGAAAACAAAATTGAAGTTTGACCCTGATTGGATTGCGACCGTTGCACAAGTTACACCAGCAGATGATGACGGTGATTCCCCAAAAGTATAAAGTTCGGTGACGATTCAGCGCATTGGCTGATCGCTCATCTGGCGCACGAGTATCATATTGCGCCTTCGCTTCTTTTGAATGAGAGCGAATCAATGTTGAACACGATGCTCGCTTACCATCAGTGGGTGGTGAAGCAAGCGAATCGTAAGCGCAGATAGTTGTATGATGATCGGCTATGGCAACCGAACTAAAGTTCTACGGAATTAACCAAACCTTGCGATATCTTAAAGAGTATGAGAAAGATTTGTATAGTTCTCTACGCAAAGATTTAGTCAGCAAGGCTATGCCTTTGGCTCAACTTGCTGGCTCGAGGTTTCCTGATGAGCCTTTACGAAATTGGCATACTTCTGGTGGCAGATTAACTTCGGCTTCACGGCTGCCTCCATATATGGGTGGCAAAGCAAAAGCAGGCGTTAAACCGATAGCAGGCACGGGTTCATCTCGTGGCAGAGGTCAAGTGATTTTGCGTATTCAACAGAAAGACGCAGGCGCACAGGTTTATGATTCGGCTGGTTCACAAACTAAAGGCGCACGAGGTGCAAGTGCTACACAAGGTCAAAAGTTTATTGCCAATCTTGACAAAAATAAAAGACTTCAATCATTTGGTGGCGGTAAAACTCGTTCTCGTATTTTGTTTGGTGCAGTTCAAGCAAATGAAAAGATGATCGAGCAAGATGTGCTTGAAGTAATTAAAACAGTTGATGCTCACACAACGAAGGCGATCAACGCTGGAACAGGAAGATAATTTATGGCAGTTGGCGTAAATATAGTTTCTAGTTTTGATGCAAAAGGTATTCGCAAAGCCGTAGATGATTTTAAGAAACTTGAAGGCGCAGGAAATAAAGCAACATTCGGTTTACGCACTTTTGATAGTGCTGTTACTAACGGTGTAAAAAATCTTGCGAAGTTCGGTGCTGTTGTTGGGGTAGTCGCTGGTGTTATTGGTAGAGAACTTATCAATGCTGCTTCTGATCTTGAAGAATCGCAATCAAAAGTTAATGTTGTTTTCGGCGAATCATCGCAAGCCGTAACAGATTTTGCTTCAACTGCTGCAAAGTCAATGGGTATTTCTAAACAAGCAGCATTAGAGGCAACAGGAACTTACGGAAACTTGTTGCAGGCGTTCGGTGTTGCTCAACCACAAGCAGTAGAGATGTCCACGACTCTTGTTCAGTTGGCTGGCGATCTTGCTTCGTTCAATAATACAAGTGTTGAAGATGCAATTCAGGCGTTGCGATCAGGGTTGTCAGGCGAAACAGAACCGTTAAAGCGTTTTGGTGTAGCGATCAATGATGTTCGTTTGAAGCAAGAGGCGATGAATCTTGGTTTGTATAACGGCAAAGGCAACCTCGACATCAACGCTAAAACTCAGGCTGCTTACGCTCTGATTTTGAAAGATACCAGTCTTGCTCAGGGTGATTACGCCCGAACTTCTGATGGTGTAGCAAACACACAAAAAACTTTGAAGGCACAGTTCGATGATCTTAAAGCAACGCTTGGCACTGCATTGATTCCTGTTTATAAAACTTTGTTAGGTGTTGTTCAAAACTCGATTATGCCTGTGATGACAGAGTTTGCTGAGATTGTTGGTGAGCAAGGTATTGGTGCTGGTTTGAAGTTTCTTGGTGGCAAGTTGTTAGATGTTATTGAGAACGGTGGCAAGTTTACAAACATTATTCTCGGTCTAGTTGCAGCGTTCACGGCTTTACGTCTTATCGCTATTGCTGCCACGATCTCACAAACTCTTTTTAATGCTGCTTTATTTAAAAATCCAATCGGCATAGTTGTTGCTGCCGTTATTGCTTTAGGTGTCGCTGTAGTTGCTGCATATCTAAAGTTCGAAGGCTTCCGCAAAGTAGTTCATTCTGTAATCAATTTTGCTATTTCAATAGTTGAGGAGTTCGTTAATTATTTTATTAATGTCCGAAATAAGTTTGTTACTGCTATCAACATAATGATTAAAGCAGCAAACTTATTTGGTGCTGGATTAACTGAACTTTCTTACACAAGTGAAGTTGAGTTTGGTCGTATAAGCACATCAGCGAATAAAACCAGCAAAGAAGTATCAAAATTGTTGGGTCAGATTCAATCAGTAAAAAATGCTGAGCGTCAAGGCACTGCACCAGTATTCACACCACCGACTATTACCCCTCCTGCTGGCGGTGGCGGTGGTAGCGGTGACTCTGCTATTGAGAAAGCCAAGAAAGCGTTAGAAAAATACATTGACGCAGTTAAAGGCGTAACAACAGCGCAACGATCAATGCGTGACGCAACTAAAGGTGTAACAGAATCTAATTTCAAACTTTCAGAAGCAATATCGGCTACCGCTAAAGCGCAAGCGAACTTCAACAAAGTCACTAAAGGCTATGGGTTAGAAAGCAAAGAAGTAGTTAAACAAACCAGAGAAGTTGCTGACGCTCAACGAAATCTGATGAAGGCAAACATTTCTGCTGCTGACAGTGTTCAAGCAGTCAAAGACGCTGAAGAAGCGTTACAGAAATTGCGTGAAAAAGTAGACCCGTTTGACATTGAATCTGCTGAAATCAAACTACAAAAAGCGAAGTTCAATGTTGAAGAAGCAGACTTCGCTGTTCTTGAAGCAGAAAAAGATTTGGCTGATTTACGCAAAGATAAAGAAACTAAACCAGAAGCAATCCGTAAAGCCGAAATCAAATTGGCTGAATCAAAGTTCGGTGTTCGTGATGCAGTTAAATCTGTTAAAGATGCTGAGAAAGAATTAAACAAACTTCGCACCGATACACCAACTCTCAAAGAGATCGCTGTTGCAGAACGGGCTGTTGCTGATGCTAAGAGGGCTGCCGAAGATGCTTCTATCGCTCAGGCTGACGCACAAACTTCTGTGAATGAAGCGCAATATAAACTAAATCAACTTGTTGAAGGCGCAACAATAGGTAGCGATGCTTATACAGAAGCATTAAAACTATTAACTGACGCTGAGCAAGCAGAAAAAGAAGCAGCCGAAGCAAGAGTGAGTGCTTACGAAAAGTTGGCTGATGCCACAAGGGATTTGGCTAAGGCTGAACAAGAACGCCGTGATTCTGCTAAGGGTGTTTCTAAATCTGATCGTGCTGCTGCTGACGCTGCTGAGGCTGCTGCTGCAACTGTTGTTGTTCCTGCGCTCACAGATGTTGTTAAAGAGGTCGCTGATGTTGTCACTTCGTTGCCAAGCATTGTTGATGCGATTGTTTCGTTGCCGAGCATTGTTAGTCCGATTACACAAGAGCAGATAGATCAGATTGGTGCTATTGGTCGAGGAGATTTCTCTGGTATTGATATCGGTGACCAGATCATTCGTGTTCCTTCGCTTGAAGAATTGTTGGGTGGCGGTATGGGAACATTGATGGCTGATGGCGGTATTGTCACAAGAGCAACAAGCATTATCGCTGGTGAGGCAGGCGCAGAGGCAATCATTCCTCTTGACCGTATGGGTTCGTTCGGTAGCACCTACAACATTTCTGTCACGGCAGGTATGGGTGCTGACGGTAAAGATATTGGCACACAGATCGTTAATGCTTTGAAGCGTTATGAGCGAACGAATGGTGCTTTGCCTTTGACGGTGGCTTAGATGGCTACCACTCTCGCATCAGGTGAGCAGATTAGTGTTCTCGCTGAAGTAGGTTTCATTACTAACTTCTTTGTGCTTGACGATATTGATGCAGGCGTTCTGAACAATACGCAGTATGTGCTTGACGGCAACCTTGAACCTGTTGATGTTACTGAATACTGTCAAGAGGTTTCGATTACTCGTGGCAGACAAGATCAGTTCGCACAATTTAACGCAGGACAATGTTTCATCAAGTTGCTAAATAACGATAGACGCTTTGACCCGATCAACGAAGATTCACCGTATTGGGATACTGCTGCTGGGCGTTCTGGTGTTGTGCCACGCCGAAAAGTGACGATCACTTCAGGCACAAACTTCTTGTTCACAGGGCGTATCACCGATATTGATGTTGTTTATGACTACAACCTGAGTACGGTTA